TCAAAACTAGGGGTTTCTGTTTTATTGTATTCAGTTGCATAAGGTAAATCATATACGCCTTGATCAATATAAGAACTTCTAGCAAGTGATGAAGTTGTCCAACAGTTTTCTCCATAGTTATAGGTTACACATCTATCATTTTGTATAGAACCATCTTTTGGATAAAACCAATTTATTTCATTATATAAAGTATTATGTTCTGCATAAACTACTTCTGCTGCAGAATAATTAATTCCTAAATTATTCCCAGATGTGGTAAATACAAAATCTTCAACTAAACATGGTAATGCTTTAACAGTACCATCATATCTAAAAAATCCACCTTCACCGGACATCCAAAAGACAACCCCATTTGAATAACTTAAAGCGTGTTGAGCAATTAATCCACAATTGGTACCTACTTGTCTAACTGAAAAGGTAAATGGTGGACCAACGAATTGAATAACATAAGCCGATGAATCTGTTAATACTAATGTATAATCTTTACCAGATACTGCTCCAACAATCACGTTTCCTTTATCGAGTCTAAATGTTCCTGCAGTATTGGTTGCAGTTGGAGTATAGGTATTATAATCTTCTTGATTTGAAAATCGAATAAACATTGGATCCTGAGTCGTTATACTTCCGATTGTGGTTTCAGTTCCAAAATGAAACACATGTCTATCTCTATCAGAAACTTGTGTCAATCTTGATGCGGTAGGTGCACCCGTCATAACCGTTGCTCTATTTGATCTAGGCGATGCAGCTCCTGCATCCCAAGTAAATGTTTTACCATTATGAATTGTTGCAATTAATATTTGACCAAAGTTATCAAGACTCCAGTTTCCCGGATCTAGAATCACGTTACTAGTAGATCTTGGTGTACCCCATGTTTCAGCGCTCCAAGTCGATGTTCCCCAACCAAACCCTGCAGTCTCAATAGTAGGTCCCACAAATACATAGGGATCAATTTGAGCAGAACCAGTGCCAGATGTTGTACTCGCTGAATTGGTTGGCATGGTAATATCAAAAGTATTGGTAGTTACATTTTTTATCTCAAACGTATTATCCGTAAAATCAGCTACTCCATAACCGGATCCTGTTGGAACCGTAACTGAAGAAAAAGTTACATACCTTCCATTTTCTAAATTATGTAAATTTTTATTGACAGTAACGGTTGGTGAACCGGTTGTTGCATCAAAATCAGCTCCTGTTAAACCAGTATCTAATGGAGTGATGTCATAAATTTTATCAGAGTAATATAAAAATAAACCTTGTGAGCTTCCGATTGCTACATACTTTTCACCGGCTAAGGATTCAAATGCATGTTGAGCACGTGCTGCTCCTGGTATGGTTTGATTGGTTTTACTAAGTTGTGACCAGCCACCTATTTTTTCAGGTAAGCCATATCGAAATCGTACAAAATCTCCATCCACCCATTGTGATTCAGCACCTGAATCGGTTACTTGTTTATTGAATCCGGGTTTGAAGTTAAGTTTTTGTAGCATAGTTTAAAATACATTAGATTATACGTTATGGCAAGTTATCTTGCACAAGCTGGAATACCAGTAGATGTAACAAATGGATTTTCAGCAAATGCCATGTAGATATAATTTTCTCCACTTGTGTTAAAATAGCTTCCTGTATTTCTAATTTTAAAACCATTTGAAACAAAATCTGTTGGAAAAGAACTAGCATCATAGGTTGCATCACTTGCATTAGCATAAAGCCATTCATCTTCTGGATTAAAAGAATTTCTTTTATTATCAATTATAGTCCAATTTCTTGCATTATTAACTGTATTTTTAACCATAACCCAAGCTGGTTTAAATCCTGTATAAACAAATGTTCCATCTGTACTTCCATTCCCTGTGTAGCTTCCAAATTTACTGAATCCTTTTTTCTCTGCGAAGCAGTAGGCTATTGTAGCATCTCCACTAAAATTTAAAGCTGAAGATATAGTAAATACAGAGCTTGTAGGTGCTGTGTTATTCCAAAGAGTAGATGATGCTGCTGTTGCGACATCTGTGTTAAGTTTTAATCTATCTGTCCAACCTATTCCATCATGTCCAACATACCAATCTCCAATTCCTCCACTAGAATCTCTATTTTTTAATATAATACAACTAGGTGCTGTTCCTAATCCATGTCCAATAGTAGATGGATTTGTTCCTGTTCCTGTCCAAGACACAATACTAAATCCACTTGTAGTATTAGCACTAACAGTAGAGTTTATATCTCCAACTGTGTTTGATACTGCTGTTGCACCTGTGTACCAATTCCATGCCGCATGAGTTTCGCCTGAACCATTAACTCCATTGCTACTTCCAACACTAAATCCATCAGAATCAAAACTTGTTAAACTAGTTGCACCAGTTGATTCTGCATTATTAAGATTAGAAAATAATTGCTTTGTTGCACCTCTAACACTATCAAATAATTGATGATTTCTTGAAGTGCTTCTTGTTTTAATCCAAGTCCAATCTGGTTGAAAACCAACTCCAGTAATAGATTGTGTTGTTCCATTACCAGTATAAAGAACAGTATTAAAATAATCGTCTGATTTATCTATATCTGTGTAAGCCATTATCCATACTCCGCTAAATTTTTTGTGTTAAGTGCATAATATCCTGATGGTACAGCATATTCAAAGTTTCCATAGCCCTTAGCATCACTATTTCCTGATGAGATTGTAAAACTTGGATTACCAAAATTAAATGATCCAACACAAGCAGATGTACCTGCAGCAGATATTCCCATGTTATAAATTTTTCCTGATGTTAAAGAAATAGCACCTTGTGATACATTGTTTTTATAAAATGTTACTTCTTCATCATCCATATTTAAAGCGATACCGATAATATCATTAGTCGTATAACTTGCGCCATAAGATGATGAACTTCCATCAACATATTTTTGACCATTTGTTGAGAAATAAGCAATACCACCTGTTGAACTATAAATTCTATCAGTGCCATCTATTTGACTACCATCTGTTGCATATAAACCAATCATCATAGCACCAACTGTAGATACCTTAATTTCTGCGTACCATTTTCCAGATTCAGGTGCAAAAGAAGAAAGAGCCATTGATCTATTATCAGGAGGTTGATCTGAAGTTGCAACTAAATTTCCCTCACTAAAAGTAAATTCAAATGATCGTAAAGGATTTAATGTTGCAAAATTATTTGTGCAAGTATCAGTAGATTGATCTATGCTAGTTAAATTATTTACAGTAAAGTTATTTCCATTTCCTGATACATCTGCACCTAGACTACCAGAGTTTTCAAAGTCTAGATAGAATCCATTTGTGCCAAAAGTTAAACCAGATACATCAATGGGTTTCCATATTCCTGTGTTAGCATCAAATTCTCCAAATGATGTTGGGTCTAATGCTGTTCCATCTATAAAACAAACTTCTGCCATATAGCCATCAAAATAAGATGAAGCTTCAGGTTCATATCCCATATTGTGTTCATATGAATTATTATTAACTATACCATTCCAATTTTGTGTTGGATAACCAGAGGCTTCCTCTGTTAAAGATTGTTGAGTTCCATTAATATATATTTTTATTCTATTTGATTCTGTTGCTTGAGTAGTATCAAATGCAACAACTATATGATACCAAGCTGAAAAATCTCTTAAAACTGCATCTGTTTGCACCCTATAAACTGTAGAATTTTCTGTGTGAACATTTAAGTTATTATTATTATCTAAATATATTTTAGTATTAAGTGAAATACTACTGTAAGCACCAAAAAGCCATTCATTACCAGATATTTTATTTAATTTTACCCAACCACTCCAAGTCCAAGTTTTTGTATCTGTTGTACTTGCTGGTGTTCTTGATAAATAATCACTACTACCACTATTAAATCTTAATGAGTTATCTACTTCATAACCCCCTGCAGATTGGTTTCCTCCAACTATTAACACGTTAGATTACCTCCTCTGGCCACTCTCCTAAAGCTCTTGTATACACAGGATCTTGTTCTGTTCCTGTATTTACATAGTCATATAATGTTTTTAAATCATCAACAGTTCCGCAAGCATCAATCATTTGTTCCATTTCATTTGATTTAGCTCTGACA